CATAAATCTGGCTCGTCATAGTTAGATTATATATGTCAAGGCAACTCCAGCTGTTTAGATCTACCTGCCAATTCAAACGAATATGTGAAGCAGAGGACATTGTGGAACTTAGGGCGAATAGTGCATTCACACTCGCAGATTGATCGATCTTGTTATTGGTCACAACCTGGAACCATACATCACCAGGTAACGCAGGCACACCTAGAGCATTAAGAAGCACACCTGAACCAGATGTCTCTCCTAGATTGCTCCAATTAAATGTTGTATTTCGATCCAACACAGCAGTTGCTAGGGTGCTCAAAATAAAGCCAGTGGTCCCCAATGTAGTCACTGGATAGGGTGTAATAGTTGGTGCAGTTGTCCCATACCAAGTGGAACCAACAACGGTATGAAACTGACTCCACTCGCTCCAAGCAATATAGGAAGCCGCAGCCGCTTCCCATTGAAGCTGCCAAGCTGCATAGTTCACTGTTCCACCAGTGGTGGCTTCTTGCCCATTTAGAATGTCTAAGAAAAATTGGTAGATGTAAGACCTAGCACTATTATCCTGTGTATTGAGGCTCACACCAAAAGTCATGTATGCATAATCGATACTACTAGACCCAGATGCTGACGTTATCAGTGAGACCACATCATCAAAATTAGCATTGATTGCTTTTGTCGTGGCTGTTTTTGCCAGAGCATACACAGTAGGCAGATTGGTTGCAGAAATATATCCAGCTGTGTTCTTGACAGGGATAGGCGGCAAAAAAGAGTAGTCATTCTCATCTGCCCCAAAAATGAGAGCATCTAAAGCTGAGTTTCCTGTACCTCTAGCATAAGCGAGATAAACAGGCGCAGAGACACTTGTAGATGTATTATAAACATACTGAACATAAAGGTACTGAGCACCGGGTATGTAGCCAGTGATTGTGAACGTAATAACAGTCCCTGAGACCAACGTCAGGGTAACGATCATAGTGTACTCGTCAAATGACGTTGTGTACGGTGTGTTCATTTGAGTGGGGTAATGCAACGACATATATTGCTGTACCCAAAACTCATAGTTAGCTCCGTCAATGGAGCTATTTTGAATTTCAATGGTAGACCCTACAACAGGAGGCAAAGCCGCAGCAAGGCCAACAGGATCAACTGAGCCCACGAGTGTTGTGTAACTCGTGGGAGCACCAATAGCAGTTGTATAACCACTGCTGATGGCCCACTGAGCATAGTTCCGAAGAGTTATCGCAGGACCATTCAGGTAAGCATTGTTGATCTGCTCAGCGATGGACTGCGAACCATCCGACATCACTGCCCCAAGCATAGTCGTATTTAGAAAGTTGGGGCGTGTGTTAATGTCCCCAGCTAAATTATAGACTATGGATGAGACAGCAATCGAAGACATAAGGTTACCCTATCAAGCCACGTCAGCCGAGGTGGCCACAGCCTCGGCGGCGGTAGAAGCCGCAAGTGTGAAGCCATTGTTGGTCATGATGCAGGCCAGAATGTTGTTCACCGAGTCATTGGTGAAAGCTTGGGGGGGCAGCAGACCACTATCGATTGTCTTCTGAGTGATCCAAGAGTCAGAGAAGATCTTGGCAGCCTTCACCTCGGCATCTCGCTGGTAGGAGGTAACCTGCTGTTTATAGAGGGACTCTTGTGCTCCCATCACACCAGCCACAGGAATACCATCAAGACGAGTGTCTGAGGTCTGGGCTCGGCTTTGGTTACCCTGCTCCACAATCTGTGCAAACTGCGCCGGAAGAGTGTTCTGGTAAGTGAAACGAGCATTTTCCATCTGGATACGGCCTGTGATCGCTTGGACCTGGGCCGTCTGAGCCTGCCAAAATGAGGTGTCCGCCGTAAGGGAATACTGAACCGCATTCTGGAGGGCAGCTGAGGTGAGCTCTATGAAAGCCTTGGCGTATTCACCACCAGTGATGCGATTGCACTCGTATTCCTCACGCAACTGAGCTTTGACGCTAGCCATCATAATGTCGAAGACACCAGTTCCAAGGACAGTTCCCGTGGTCAGATTGGTGATGTTGGGTGGATTCACCTTCGCATACATCTGATCAGAGACTGTGGTAGGCAGTTGGAATATGGCAGAGGTAATATCCACCTCAGCGATGGCGACAGCATCAGTGATATTGACAGGCAAGGCAGTCATACGAGAGCATCCTCAAATGAAAAAGCCCACCGGTTCTTTCCGGAACCTGGTGGGCTATTAGAACTCGACCAGCAAACTCAGAGAATGCTGCTGGTTTCCTCGGCGAACACACCAGCGGCTGCTTGAGCATTCGCCAGCTTGTTCAGTTCTTCTTGGGTCAAAGGCGGAAGAATCTCGAGAGCGAACTCATTCGCCCAGCTCTGCTCGATCTTGATCTGGCCATTGGCTCGCTTCGTCGTCTTGACGTTCAGAAACTTCCGGTTCTTCAAGAACGTGTAGAGAATGTGCGGCACATGGTAGCCGGCGTCAGTGGCTTCACCGAAGGGAATGAACTTCGAGACCATACCCAGATATTCGTTGCCGACAGTGACGATCTCACCAGGGAGATCCCGCTTCTTCGGATCCATGTTGGTAATACGAAGCCGAATGAGCTTCATCTCATCACGCTGTAGCTGAGCACGAAGCGAAAGAGGCTTGGCGGCCCCGCTTTCCTTCGTCTCGCCAATGAGAGGGTTTGGACCCGTCACCATCTCCGGATCGTCGGAGAGACCCTCAGACTGCTTCTGCTTGGCTTCAATCTTCAAGCGAAGGGCAGGAATCCCAATGTTATTGGAAAACTGGATACCCATCAGCCGAGCTCGATGCTTCAACAGGGTGAGCTCTTCGGATGTGGCTTCATCCACGAATTCCGTCGAGGATTCGGTCTGCGTGTCTTCGTTCATTTTTGGCTCGATACTCTAAGGGGAAAGGGGAGGGAGAGCCAAAGCTCTCCCCCTATTGCTCAGGCAGTGATTACTGTGGGGCGACAGTGAAGATGACGCCCATACGCTCGGGACGCTTGATCAGAATACCGTAGAACCACTTGATGGAGCTGAACCCCTGCTCACCGTAGGGATCGAGCTTCGTAGCCATCTCACGGCCCGGCATCTTGGTCATGACCGAGAACTTGATCGTCTTCCCGTCTGTCTGGAAGCCGATCGTGGTCCAGGAGTCGTCACCCAAGACGAGCATCGGGAACACATCGTAGTGGTAGGTGCCAGACACCGAAGTGCTCTGATAACCTGGATTGGTGCCGACAGCGGCGCCCTGACCCGCATAGTGCAGCATCTCCGGCACCTGAATGATGCGGAAATTGTCGATCGAACCAATCTCGCCATTCAGCACCGTGCCGGCGTCAGCATAATGCTGGACCTGAACGAATGCCGAATTGCCGAAGAGATCCGTCATGCCCTTGAGCAAGGGAACGATGTCGCCGCCACAGAAGAGAACACGAGCAGCCGGGATCGTCTTGGTGTCGAGCATACGAGAACCTGTGATAACCGTCGTCTGCTTCGGCGTGCGGTTATTGGTCAGCGTCAAGTCGAGACGCATCAGGTTCTTGTAGTTGACGATGGACGGGGTAGTCCCTTCCGCCGTGATCGTCGCCATGCTAGTGGCAGCACCCGCATAGAGGATCACACCAGCAGCCGCCAGAAGATCACGCTGAAGCACCGCTTCCGTGAGCTGGACAGCGCCATTCATCAACTCAGTCGCCAGATGGTCCATCAGGCCGGCATCCGAGTCGAAGTCCAACGATTCCTGAGTGAATTCAGTGAAGAAACCGAATTTCAGAAGCGAACCTTGTCGAGCCAAACGAGTGAAACCAACCCGGTTCACTCGGCCGCCATCTTCCGCCAAGACCGGGAGCTTCGAGGTGATCGTGCCAACGTCACGGCTGGAACCATAAAGGTTGCCGCCAGAGACGCCGGGAACCGCGGTAATGACGGCGCCGTTGGCATCCAGGCCCTGGTTGTTGACGTTGCGATCGTCGAGCAGGGGAACATACTCGTAGACCTTGATCGTCGTGCCGAAGTTCTTCGGCATGTTGATGACCGAGGCCAACGGCATGAAATACTGGTCTTTGCGAGCAGTGATGATCGCCTTCTTCAGATAGAACCAGGGAGAGAGCTGATTCGGAGTCGTGTCATTGGCGCCAGCGGGAATCGTAGGAGCGCCGGTGTTGTCGATCAGGCCACCATCAGTCAGGCCGGGGGTATAATTCAACATGGTTTATTCTTCTTTCAAAGGTCAGACACCTACGTTGAACTGCTTCAGAAACTCGTCATCACTCAACGCATTGAGATTGACGGCAGCCTTGGCAGTGGCAGGTGTACGGCGGTTACTGGAAGCCGCAGCTGCTCGATCACCATTTGTGACCGTGGACTTGGGGGCCACGACACGGGTAGCGACAACAGTTTTGGCGGTTTTTGCAGGCTTGACGGCAAGATCAACGAACTTGTTCGCTGCCGTCATCTCGTCACCCACGACTTTGTAGGCTTGGAGAAAAGGGACGTTCGCTGGAATCTGACCGAGCGTCTGACGGCGTTCCACCTCGTTCACGATACGGTCGTAGACTCCGTTCTCGCGCTGGTCGTGGATAACAGTCATAATATCGGGTGACTTCCAGAGAGCCTCTTTGCTGGCCTGATCCCAGCGACCATTGATGACCTTCAGAGTCTCCAACCGCTCCGGGGTAGACTTCATGTCTTCCAGAGTCGTATTGAAGGCTACCTCATCATCACTGACCCGGTGATTGCCTTCGCGATAAGCAGGCTCGACACTGGTATCGATCTCTTGTGGATCTAGCCCAGCAT